ATGCCTCTGCAATTTACTGATTGGCAGAAGTGGTTGATGCGTTGTTTACTGGAACGCAATGATGAAACGATGCGGTTGCGTTATAGGCGTGCGCTTGTAGGACTGCCAAGAAAGAACGGCAAGAGTCTGATGATGAGTGCGCTTGGTGTGTATTCAATGATTGCTGGTGAGGCTGGCGGTGAAATATATGCGGTGGCTAACGACAGGCAACAGGCACGAATCATTTTCAACGAGGCAAAACAACAAATCCAAAACAGTCCGCTACTGAACAGCGAGGCAAAGGTATATCGGGATGCGATTGAGATGCCACGCTTCGGTTCGGTGTTCCGTGTGTTGTCAAGCGAGGTTAAAGGCTTGGCAGGTCTTAACCCTTCGGTGTCTTTGATTGATGAAATCTGGGGGCAATCAAACAGCGACCTTCTAGACCAGATGCAATTAGGTTCAGGTAACCGTATTGAGCCAATCAGCATCAGCATTACAACGGCTGGTTACGATCTGGATTCTCCTGCAGGTCAGATGTACCAGTACGGGAAGCAGGTAGCTGCTGGAGAGGTAGATGACGAGTCGTTCGGTTTCTATTGGTGGGAAGCACCAGCCGACTGTGATCTAAGCGATAGAAAAGCACGACTGATTGCTAACCCTAATTTGCCTGAAGGTTTGCTTTCGCACGAGGACTTTGATGCAGCCGTCAAGCAGTCAAGCGAAACTTCGGTGCGCAGATGGAGATTAAATCAGTGGGTTCGTTCACAGGAATCTTGGCTTCCAGAAGGAGCATGGGCGCAATGTGTATCTCATACACATCAACTTGACCCTGATTTGCCTGTGTGGGTTGGTATCGACATGGCGTTAAAGCGTGACACCATCGCAGTCTGTGTCGCTCAACCCCAAGAGGACAGGGTTGTTGTTAGAGCCAAAATTTGGAATCCAGAACTAGAAGGAATTGATATCGCTGGTGTGGAAGCCTATCTACGGGAACTGCACAACACTTATGAGGTGCGTGAGTTCGTATATGACCCTGCATTCTTTGAGCGTTCAGCCGAATACCTTTCTGATGAAGGAATGAACCTTGTTACCTTTCCACAGTCAGCATCACGAATGATCCCAGCCTGCGGTAACGCTTACGAGATGATTGTCTCTAAGAAGGTCGCACATGACGGTTCGCCAACCTTCACAGATCAAGTGCTTTCAGCTGCTCAACGCATGAGCGATAAAGGTTGGACACTTTCCAAAGGCAAAAGCAAACGCAAGATTGACGCTTGTATTGCTATGGTTATGGCGTTAGATCGAGCAACAAGCAAACCTGAACCCCCTGAAGCAACACCAGCAGTATTGGATATTTGGTCATGAAACTTAGAGAAGTTATTACAACAGCAGTTGAAGTTGTCGGTGCTTTGTGTGTGGTGGTAGGTATCTGTTCTTTTAGTGTTCCGATTGGTGTTATTGTGCTAGGTGTTCTCTTGATAGTCGGTGGAGGCTTGGCAGCATGAGTTTGTGGAAAAAATCTGAACAGCGTGCGCTACCAACAAGCATTGACCCGTATCAGATAACTGCACGCCCGTTGTATAACAACTGGTCAGGTGAAATTGTTACAGAGATAACTGCTGTTGCGCATAGCGCAGTTCTTGCTTCGGTAACTATCCTTGCTGACTCCATTGCAGCTATGCCAGTAGAACTGGTGCGCTCACGAGGGGGCAGAATTGAACGACTACCAACACCATCAGTATTCCAGCAGCCCAACGATCACCAGAACATGTTTGAGTTCGTGCATCAAACAATGCTTACTCTTGCACTACATGGCAACGCCTACATTTATGCGCCAAGAGGAGCAGACGGACTTCCCGTTGAAATGCGCAACATTCACCCCCACGCTGTCAAAGGAATCGCAACCACAGACACAGGTGAGTTGATTTACGATCTCGGCAAAGTTCAATACTCCAGCAAAGATGTGCGTGCAATCCACTGGGCAATCCTTCCGAACCAACTGCGAGGCATCAGCCCGTTAGAAACTATGCGCAACACAGTCGGTATGGGATTAGCAATGGATCGTTTCCTTGCACAGTTCTACGGTGAAGGCGCAACACCATCATCGGTATTAGAAACCGACCAATCACTCACCATTGAGCAGGCACGCCAAATCCGTGACAACTGGGTTGAGTCCAATTACAAGCATCGCAAGCCTGCAGTATTGCAAGGTGGTTTGAAGTGGCGCAGTATCACAACTAGTGCAGCCGATATGCAAATGCTGGAACACAAAGAATCAATTATCCGTGACATTGCTCGTGTGTATCGCATCCCATTGCACCTAATTTTGGGTACTGGTGGAGACTCACAGACCTATCAGAACATTGAGGCATTGGGTTCAGCATTCTTTAAGTACACGCTTCTCGGTTGGGTTCGCCGTTTGGAATCAGCATTCAGCGAGATGCTTCCACGCCCACAGTCCGTGCGTTTCAATCCAGAGGAATTCTTGCGTGCCGATTTGATGACCCGTGTGAACGCACAACAGAAGCAGATCATGAATGGAACAATGACACCTAACGAGGCTCGTGAGATTGAGAACCGTGAGCCTTACGAGGGTGGAGATCAGTTCGTGATGGGCTTGGCTGGAACAGTCGTTGCAGGTATTGAAGGTGGCGATCTGCCAACTATCGGAACAGATGCAATACCGCCAGAACGCAGTTACCGAAACAATGAACCACAGTCATTGATCATCAATGAAACGCCACAGGACATTTCAATTAATATGCCTCAGCAGCGTGTCAAGGTTGATTCACCTATTGTGAATCTCAAACCACAGACCATCAACATTCCTGAAACGGTTGTGAATGTGACCATGCCAGAAGCAAAGATGGTGCGCAGATCTGTTGAGCGTGATTCTGATGGGCGTATTGTTTCCATCACAGAGGAAAGAATTGAGGACTAATGGCAACAGGATTAAGTTCATATTTGGCTGGCTCATGGCTTGATGCAGTTGGCAACAACAGTTCATTTGCTGTTGCTTCTGTATATATCAAACTTCATGTTGGCGATCCGTCAGCAAATGGAACAGCAAACCCTGCAACAGAAACCACACGCAAAGCAGCTTCATTTGGTGCAGCCTCTGCAGGTGTGTTGACTTCTGATGCAGATGTGACTTGGACAAACATTGCTGGATCACAAACAGCAACCTATTTCACGGCATGGGATTCTGCGACTGCAGGAAACTTCCTGTTCTCTGGCTCGATCACAGGCAACCCATATACGGCTGGTGACACTTTCACTATCTCGTCAGGGCAACTTTCTGTCTCGCTAACTCTCGCAAGTTGAGATAAAAGATGAGCGTGCAACGCTTCACGCTAAACACCAGCGCACTCAATGATGCCAACTATGGACTTGATGGTGCATCACCTGCATTCAACTTAGACAGTTCAACTCTTGACGGTAACGGCAAACTTGATGGCGCAAACTTCCTGACAGCTGCCACAGCCACAACATCATTGGGTTCTGCAACTGCAACTGCTACAGCCAGCGTCACAAACCCTGTCCAAGCAACAGCTGAATTTGGTTCAGTAACAAGTTCTGCAATATCCCTGATCAGCCATTATGCAAATAGCACTACAAATTTAGGAACACTCACAGCGCAAGCCACAGGAAACACAACAAATCAAGACATAGCAACAGCAACACTTGGCGCACTCGAAACACAAGGCTCTGCAACAACAACACATCTGGTTTCAGGTTCAGCAAACTGTCAAGGTCTTTCTGCAACAGCAAACTCCAGAATCAACAACGAAACAACAGCTTCAAGCCAGTTGGGAAGCCTAAATGCTTCTGCAGTATATGAAATCAGTGAAGCCAATATTGCTTCAGCACTACTTGGACAGTTACACGCAAATGCGTCAGCAACCGTCACGCCAATCAAGAAACCTGCAGGTGGTGGTGGAAGGATATTCCTGCAACCGAACTTCCCTCAAAGACCAAAACCACCAGAGCCACAACAGATTATTGAAATAAAACCAGTTGATGAGCAGAAACCAGTTGTTAAAACGAAGCCAATCAAAACTATCAAGGCATCATCATCTGTTACTCTTGGTGGTGCTTCTGCGCAGGCAATTGGTATTCTTTCGTGGATTGCAGAATTAGACGATCTTGAGGTATTGGAACTGTTATGAAAGCCTACAAAGTAGTTGTTACAGATACGGTTGTGAACCTCGTTCCTAGAGACAACATCAATCGCCCTGTGTATGTTCAGATTGAAGGAAACAACACTGTTTATATTGGTGGTGCAGATGTGACAGCAGCACAGGGGTTTCCTATTGTGAAACACAGCGCACCAATTCAAGGTGGGCTTGGTGCAGGGGATGGGCTGTGGGGGATCTGCGCATCAGGTCAAACAGAAACAATCCGCATTATCACGATTGACGCCGACTAACTATGCCTTACGGAATCTCAGCAAACCAATCCGACTGCTCTAATTGGGCAGCCGTAAAGATCGAGGCAGACGGTTCTGCAACAACTCTCGCCTGCTACAACACAAAGCAGGATGCCATTGATCGTATGGTGGCACAGTCGTTGGCTGAAGGTTTAGAACCTGCAGGTGAAGTTGGGCAACGCAAAATGAGCAAACGCAATGATGAGATGGTTGCTTTTATTGATTCAGCGATAACGATTCTGATGCAGGCAAAGGCTTCATATGAGGCTGATGAAATGGAAGATGAACTTGAGGAAGAGCCAGAGGAAGAAGTTGAGGAAGCGGAGTTTCGTGCAGTTGATCTGTCAGCCCCAGCATTCATGCGTGCCTCAGCCAAGCGTGGTTTAGCGTTACATGAGCAGGGTTTGTCTGGCGATGGACTGATGCCACAGACCGTTGAGGATGCACGCAAGATGGCTTCAGGTCAGATATCGGAAGCCAAGTGGCGAAAGATTGGTGCGTGGATTGCACGACACATTGACGATCTAGATGCTGTGCAAGGTGATGAAATAACTGCAGGTTTGGTTGCAATGCTGCTTTGGGGTGGTGGGTCGAGTAAAGCTTCAGCACGCCGTGCGCAGGAATATGCTTATCGCATTGTGGAAAGATTAGATTCCGAATAGTAAGGTAGAAAATTATGAGCGAACTTGTGCATTGGGTAGCAACTGAAGTCGATGAGAAGCGCAGTATTGCGTATTCAAATCTTGAGGTTCGTGCAGAGAACGAGGGCAGAACCATCGTTGGTTATGCAGCTGTGTGGGATTCGCCATCTGAATATATG